GCTAAATCTTTTCCTAAACCACTTAAAGCTGGTCCAACTGCTGCTAGTGTACCTTTAAGACCCGAGCCACGACCCTCAGCGCCAAGCATTTCGCCACCTGCTGCTGCTATTCGTAACCAATCCGCAGCACTTAAACCAGATTTTGGTTCAGCAACATCATATGTTGCACCGCTCATAATATCTTCTGACTCAGTTCTAAACTTTTCAACAGCATCACCTTTTTTATAATTTTGTCTCGGTTGTGCAAAGCCAGAAATAATACCACTATTAGTATTTGGCGAACCACCCATTCTAAACATCGGTCTTCTTAATGGTTTACTCATTATCCAAATCCTTTATTAAATGCACCAGCAATACCAGCGATACCAGTTCCAGTACCTAAGATAGTTTGTAAGGTACTAGGTGGCGTTGCTTGTGAAGTGCTGTATTGAGTTGACGCACCGATACCACCCATTAGTGGTGCAAATTGTTGTCCCGCAAAACCAATCCGTTGTTGCTCTTCGTAAGCTGCTTCACGATTAGCTGTAGCTTGTGCATCTAGTTGTGATTGTCTTAATGCTTGTTGTTGCTGACCCATGCCCATAAGCTGTGCTGACTGTTGTTGTTGTAATCCTGGAACTAGTGTTGCTAAACCTTGTTGGTTTTGCATACCTGCTTGTGATGCTGCTTGTGCTTGTGCAAAATTCTGTGCTCTTAAATCTGCTTCCATTTGTGTTGCGCCTAAAGTTGTTTGTGCATCATACACTCCACGTTGAACCCCTTCACGACCACCACCAAAAGCGCCTGCAGCTATTGCTGAATCAGCAATAGATTGTCTACCTTGAGCTCGTTGATTTTGATAAGATGCTTGAGTGGCATCAATAACTTGTTGTTGGTATGGCGACATATACGGATCCATAGCTGACGTTACGCCAGCACCAGTTACTTGGCCTGTAGTTGGATCAACTCCAGCTAATCTTTGTGATTCATCTAAGAAAGGTTGAAAGGCACCTATGCCTGAACCTTGACCAACGCCAGATGCTAATCCTGTGGTTGGGTCATAAGATACATTACCAAGCCCTGCTTGGTTTGCTTGTGATTGTATTCCAGCTTTTTGAAAAGCTGATAACCCTGCAACTGAGGGTGCAAATTGACTAGTGTCAACTGCTTGGCCTAAAACCCCTGGAGTAACAACTCCAGTAGCTTGATTTTTGCTACCAAATAATTTATCTGTATATACTTTACCGGCCTGTTCGATAAATTCGGCGGGACGGGTTCTGGTAATTTCTTCAGCCATTAAACTGTTGCCTCCATCTGTTCTTGTAGGTCATACAAAGCTCTAGCCCCAGCTCTTGGGTCTGCTTTACCGGTTAAGGCTTTACCTATACCAGCAACTGCTCTGTCATTCAAGACAAACTCGTCTTTTCCGACCATTGCCGGTACATCATCTGCTCGTGGCTCGGTGCCAAGTTCTATAAAACCTCCGGGTCTTAAATCCATTTGCATGCCTGGTGGCATATTTGGTGCAATCGGATCACCTTGTGGTGTTTGTCTACCACTACCATAATTAAAGTTAGGTCTATCCGGCGTATTCATAGAACCACCCATGTTCATTGTAGCTCTAACGGTGTCTGCACTCTTTATATTTCTTATTTGAATTATAGCTTCTTCTCGTGATATTTGACCTGCTTCAAACATTTTTTGAATTTGCATAATTTTAGCTTTTTGGAACATGTCTCGTCCCCCCATCGTTGATGCATTTCCACCACTCTCGTTAAATGGATTAACCCCTTCATAATCAGGGAAACGATCAGGTCCATCACCTGGCTCAAATCCGCCTTCAAATGGATCTAATATTTTGTCTTTATAACGTTCTTGATAGGGATCAGTGCCTCTAGCATAACCAATACGGCCACCGTTAGACATACTTTGAAGTTGAGAGAAAGGTCCACCACCCATAATACCCATATTAGTACCTAATAATTCTTGAAGAGTACCTCCGGTAACACTTGGTTGAAAATTTCCTCCACCATTATTATTAGCAGGGACTAAAACTTCTTGAGGTTTAAATTGACTACTTACATTACTTTGAATGTCTTGGGTAGCACCATCTAAACCAGTTTTAACTGCGTTCATAATATTTCCTACCATACCACTTTGATTGGAATTACCACCACCATATACTGGTATAGTTGGCATCATCATATTGGAATCCATACCTCCTCCAAGAATACCTCCAAGACCCGCAAGAGGTCCCATTCCGGCAAGGTTAGTTGCTGAAGGTTGTTGTTGAGGTTGTACCCCGCCACCATAATTAAAATTAGGTCGGTTTATCATACCACCCATAGCTCTACCTGGACGTGCATACACGCCTAGGTTATTATAATAGTCTTGTATCATTTGTTGTTTTTTTTCATTCTCTTCTGCAAACCTAGCATTCATTTCATCACGTTTTTGTGCCTCTGATTTTCTAATGTCATCATTAGTTCTATCCGCATACAACGCATTAATTTCTTTATCTAATAATTTTTCCATTAAACTAATTTCGCCATCGTTTTCTGAATTTCTACTTCTGTCAGCAGTTCTTTTACGCATGTCAATTATTTCATTTAATTTAGTTTCTAACTTTTCTATTTTTTCGCTTTTATATCTATTCTCGTTTATATAAGTACCAACTTGTGTTTCTGGATTTTCTTTATAAAACTCTGTCATGTTTAAACTGTCACGGTCTCTATCACCATATACATCACCCGCGTAATCTTCAGGAATCATGTTACTATAATTTTGTGAACCATCAGCAAAACCAATACGGCCACCGTTAGCTAAACTAGGGTTTTCTAAATCACTATTATAGTAGGACATAAATTGATTAAAGTCTGCTTCGCTGGCTTCTGGGTTAGAACCATAGTAATAGCTACGTGCATAGGCTAAAGACTCTTCATAGCTTAGACCTTGTTGTCTAGCGTTTTCTGCAGCACGGGCCGCTAGGTCTCGGCTAAATCTTTCTACTTCATTATAACCAAGTTTTGGTGCTGCTTGCACACCAATAGTAGAAGCACTTGCCATAGAAATAGGCTCGTCAAGAGGAGCACTAGCAAATGATCTAGCTCCTTCTATTATTTTTTCTTTAGTACCTAAATCTCCAAAAGCAGTTTTATATGCCTCGTCTTTTAATAATTTACCATCGGCTCCCGTTAAAGATTTAGCAATAGGAGCATTTCTAGCTGCTCCAAAAATACCTGACATTAAGGATGATTCTAATCGAGTTCTGTCACTAGTTAATTCTTGAGTTCCAGCATCAGCAAGAAACGCGCCTATACCTTGTCCCAACATACCTGTACCACCAACACCAAACATACTTGCTATCATCGGTCCACCAAAAATAGAAGCCAGCGCCGGTAAGAAGGGTGCTACCTCTCTAGGTATTGCCTTCTTAATTTTCTTTTTAATTTTACTAAAAAATCCCATGGATAACCTTATACAATATAATATTAAGCAAGGTGCCTAGGCTTGGGTGAAGACGATTATTGAATTTACTACGTTTTACCATAAATTACAAGTCCGATTCTGCTCCAATTGCTGGCATTTTTGCAACTTTAATATAGACGCTGCGTGACAGGTGTTCTTGTTTAGTCTCTGTTTCTGGGTTGTCTACATCAGTTTGACCGTGGTCATCTGACTCATATTCTTGGCCCGTTACAGTGTTCTTTAATAATACTTCAGCATCAACTTTAACTTGAGCAACTTTAACGTCACCCTCGTATAAATAGCCTATTGATCCTGGTTCTTTAAATGTTGGCATATGACCTCCTTAGTCTCTGCTTATTTCCAAAAATGACATAACAACATGTAATCTATTTGCTGTTGCTGCCGTTACTTTTATAATCTCACTCTCATCTACAATCAATGGTTGTTTTAATAGTTCTTCTGTACCCAAAGCATCTACTGCATATAATTTAAATAAACTTGTTACAGCACTAGCTTTAGTAACTGTTACCGTAATAGTGTCATCACTAGAAGAATCATTTGATACTAGTATAGATTTTATTATTGTTACTGTTGCAGCAGGAGCTGTATACAAAGTAGTTACATTAGTATTAACTAAATCTGCTTTTGCAACTTTATATCTATTGGCCATTTAATTTATAAACCAGTTTATTTGTTCTTGTTCTTCTTTTAAAGATTGCTGAAACGTAGAATTTAATTGATCTACAATTCCAGTAATAGTTTTGTTAATTTGTCTTTGTGTACTAACATCGTATTCAATTTTTGGTTCTGGTACTCTAACAATTATTTTACTCATTATCTAGCTCCATCTGGTTTTACGTCTAAGAGAAAAGTTCCAAATCTCCAACTTTGTTCTACACCAGTATTCTCAATTTTAAAGTTAACATATCTACCTCTTGCTCTAGTGTCTACCTTTTCTGTTGCAGCAGTTATAGTAAACGGACTATATGTCGAAGTTGTATCTGTATTAGATGGAAAATCTTTAATAGCCAAAGTAACATCAGCGTTACCAACTAATGTTTTAAAGTCAGGTATAAATCTACTAACTGATACAAACAAGCCACCTTCACTGTTTTGAACATTTAAATCATAGTCATATGAAGTTATAAAAGAAGTAACCGGAGTAACTGAACCGTCTTCATTAGTTTGATCGGTACCTATTTCATGTTCAAAATATTTAGTTTGACCTAATCCTGTCTCACCTAAGACTGCTGGAAAAGTACCAGTTAAGGTTGTGTCAAATTTAGTTGCATAAGGTTTTTGATAAATGTTAGCATCCATCCATGAACTACGTGGCTCATTAGATAAGGACCAAATACCACCTGGAACTTGAGCCGACTCTGCATAATTATAGGTTACGGCTTTGTTATTAAAATCATTGTCTGTTGGATACCACCAAGTTATTTCCGAAAACAAATTGTTTAAACCGGCAGTCATTTGTTGACCTTTAGTCGTGTCTATATTATCAAATACCTCATCTTCTACTGAACAAGGTAAAGTTTTAACCGTACCATCATACATTAAGAAACCTTTAGAACTCATCCAATAAGCTACCCCATCTACTTCTACTGCTGCATTTTTACCAATTAAACCACAGTTGGTACCAACTTGTTCTATACCAAATATAAAAGGCGCTCCAATAAATTTCATTGAATAGAGTGCATTATCGGTCCAAATTAAAATAGATTCTTTAGCTTTTAAAGCTCCAATAATTTTAGTACCATCTTGAATTCTTAAAGTACCGGCAGTGTTAGTTGAAGTTGGAGTATAGCTATTTATTTCTTCTTGTGCCGAAAATCTAATAAACATGTCATCTTGACTACTGGTAGTACCTATAGTTGTTTCTGTACCTAAGTGTATTAAAAACCTAGTGGTAGGTGAAATAAGCGTGATCCTCGATGCTGTGGGATTGTTGCTAGTTGCAAAACCAGTAGTAGCAGTGGCCGCTCTAATAGTTAAAGGGCTCGCGGCTGAAGGGTTCCAGGTAAAGGTAGCACCATTAGCAATTGTTGCTATAAGCACTTCACCAAAATTATCTAAGGACCATAAACCTGGTTCTAAAGTTGTTTGGTTAGCTGGTAGTGCTGTGCCCCAACCACTAAAATCAGTAGCATTGATAACAGTAGCACCAGAACTGTGGGCTGCAGCAGTGGTACCTAAAGCGCCTCTAGTTGCACTGGTCATAGTATTGGTACCTTTGCCAGTATAATTAATTAATTCGTTAGCAATGGCTAAAGTACCTGCAGTAGGAAAGCCAGAGTTAGATGTGACTGGAATAGTAGTTACACTATTATTAATACCTGAAGATAACGTATTTGTTAAAGCGGTAGATAAGTCTCCACCCCAAGATCCAACACCCCAAC